CAGCAATCCCTGTAAAGCCCTAGGAGAGGTTAGGCGGTCTATCAGGGTAGGGTCGGCTTTTCCTGCTGGGAAAAAGGCGCTGAACGGGATGACAACCCAACGTGAGAAAAAGCCCTCAGTGGTGTCCGCTGTCCGGGGGAGAGCATTGAATGCAGCGACCATGAGAGCGCGACAGCGAAACACAAAAGGATTCTTGTGCTTGTGTTGCGCCATCATGTAATCGCCACCAGTCAATTGCTTGAATTGCTCAGTGGATTTGAAGATCCTAGGGTCAACGTCACCAACGAGATTTGCCAGCTTCCCGTAAAGCTGTGCCGATGAAAACTGGCTAGAGTCAAGCGCTTGCGGGGTAACTGCGGATATGTTGCTATGGCCCACAAGCATTCGAGCCAATCTGATAAACGTGCCCTTCCCATTACGCCCTGATCCATATAGGAGAATGGCTTTGTGTAAAGGATTGTCGTTGTAAAGCATGTATCCAAGGATCTCGTAAGCCAGCTCAATTGCATCAGAGGGAAACACCTCCAAGAAGAATTGATCTATATCAGGGCACTCAGCGTCTTCGTCCCACTCGATCGGAATCCTGATTGTGCTTACCACAGCAGGGTTGTGGGGGTAGAGCCTGCCCTCTTTCCAGTCGAGCAAACCGTTCGGTAGGTTCAGGTATTGGGTGTCTTGTCGGTCGTCTGTGATGAAGGGTTCTCTATTGCTGACAACAGAGAAGACATTGCTTGCGTGGCTCGGTCGGTATCGTTGTCTGAGAAGAAACTCAGTCCTACGGTAAATCTCACTCTCTCCATCAGGGGTCCAAAGCCCATCAGTGTGACGGTAGATAATGTTGCCTGGCCCGACTGCCAATTTTCCAGTGCGTTCAACAGAGCTTCGGAGTGACCTCGCTCGCAGACCATGCTTAGGGTCAAAGAATCGATCAGGATCTTTCCCACGCTCTTCCTCCTCAATCACGCAAGGGTCACCCTGCCGGACACGTTCGATTGCTGTTTTTTCAATGGCACCAACGCATGCACGCGACCATTCCGCCTCAGGTGCACCAGGCTCGCGCCTGCCGGTTTCATCGGCCTGAATGATGAATGTATTCCTGAGCTTGCGCAGCGCAGCGTAACCACCAGCATGCCCTTGTGAAATCTCGGCCAACACTGACCACACAGCGTTAACCATCGAATCATGCAAACCCCCTAGGTCAGCGTGCTTACGCATCAGCTTGAGGTGCGTGAGAACAACCCTTCGCATTTGCGCACAAGGCGAGCCTGCACCATGTTCTTGAATCCATAAGCGAGAATCAATTTCCGCTCGATCACGCCGGACATACCCGTTTGAGCCGCAAAGTGTGAGCCACGCTTCGGGCAAGTCCGCGAACTCATCGGGCGATGGCAGATACTGCAAAAGCCTTGCGCTGCCTCGCGAATTTTTGATCCATCGATATTGAGAACCATTGGGATGGATAGACGGAGGAACAACCACGTAGCGGTAATGACGATAAATAATATCAAGGCCTGCCCCTAACTTGCCTGGCCACGTAAGCCCACGAGGAGTAACGAACCATAGATGATATCTCTCGACGTCACCACGAAACGTCATCCAAGTTGGCGGTAGTGCGCCTAGTGAATTTTCAAGCTCTGCAAGGGTTTCCTTGCCCGATGGTCCGTCAATGTCAAGCACGACAACGCCATCCGGCACGATTGAGCCGATGTTCTTTGATCCTCTGTCCTCTCTTACCTTGTCCCCGTTGCGATAGATGCCAGCGAGCCACTCAGCAAGTACCTCTTCTGAGTAATCGATGTCATTGGGTATTCCCTTGGGGGGTGGGAACTTCTTACCTGAGGGCAAGGGGATCGGTAGGTAACCGGCTTGTAAGTAATCCTCAGCAGCCGTATGGAAGGGTGACCATCCCAACGCCACGGGGCTAGGGACGTTAGCGCCTGATGTGCTACGGTCAGCACGGTTGTTCGGGAGCGCCGAACGCTGGTACACCGTTTCCTCTCCTCTCTGTGCAAGGGAACCCCTCATCTTTGGTGAGGGGTTTCTGCTGCCATCTTCATCTGTACCGCTTGCTTGTCTCTGTGCCACATCCACACCTCAAAGTCTTTATCCCATGCGTAGTGACCCTTGTAATAAATGGGGAGGCTACGGCCCACTGTAGGGCGCGCTACACGTCCACTCCATGTGTGCGGGCACATTAGCTTGATGCCGTCTCTCGGCCCACCCATAGCCCTACCGACCAATTCCATTTAATTCCTCCTCTGTATTTAAATACACTTAGACCCCGGTAAGGCATGCCAACCTTAACCGGGGTCTATGTGCGGGGTGCTGTACTGATCGCCGGAGTACAGTCCCTATGTAGTTATTCAGCAGGGCCGATCAAAAGCACCTTAACCTCTTCGGTGCCCAACGGTGCGTAGAACTTGCCAACGCAGCCCGACCCTGCCGGAGGAACGAAAACGGCGTAGCTCTTGGTGTCTCCCGCATACCCAAGCACGATCGGAACGCGAACACGGCCATCGTCGCCGGTAGTGGAAGCGGCAGCCTTGGCAGGCGTAGCAGCAGCCTTAGCCTTGGCAGGCGTGGCTTTCGCGGGGGTAGCGGTTGCGTCATCAGCAGCCTTGCGTGAGCGAGCGCGTGACGGACGAGTGGTGGTTGCCTCAGCCATGGTTCTTACCTTCCTCGGGTTGGTGCCCTCTCTGGGCTTACTGGTCACAGACTCCATGGGGAGTTAATTCATGTCAAGTGTGATGTGGGTCACATCCAAGTAAGGCCAGCTAGGAAGCCTTGGCAGGGTTCTTAGCTAGCCAGGTGTCATAGACCGAGCGTGCCACCTGTCCGGCGTAGTAGCCGTATATGTTCCGTAGGTAGTTAGCTCGCCCAACTTTGGTGAACTGATCACGCAGCATCAACATTTCTGCATTGGTTAGCTCGCCAAGTTCCTTGTATGCCTTAACAGCTTCCTTGGATCCGAGCTTAGGTTGCCTCCCTACTTGAGCCAATTCTATTCCTCCGTTATCTATTTGAAGCATGGGTGAGATCACAACGCTTGCCTCTCTCGCATGCACAGTCCCACAACGCATTTGAGGATGTGCCATCGGATAACTTCCATGGTCGCCTACGGGATTGTTCCTTTATCCGCCTGAGCTTGACTACCCCGTGTTGCATGGCCGCGAACATGTCTTTGCCAGGGCCGTGAGGTGACCAGCGTTTACGGGGTGGTTCAAAGCCGAACAGCTCCAAGCGTTCCGGCGTGATCTGAACACGCTGAGCACGGTCTTGAAGCTCTAGCACCAGGCCTTGCTTGCGACACTCCCAATCAAGCACGGCATTGATTCGAATCGGGCTAACCAATTCCTTTCCGCCGATGAGCTGTGCCAGCGCGAAATCTTCACTCAGCACATCGGTTCGTGAGTTGAACGGCATCGGGCCGAAGTGCGCTCGATTAATCAGGGCAACCGCAGCGCTGATCTGCTCGTGCTCATGCCCTGAGAACTCTCCACAATCCCAAGACTTGAGCCACCGTAGGACTTTGTGCTCTGGACGTGAGAACGCCTTACAGTCGATCACAAAGTGTGCCCATCCGATGGTGCCACCAGGATCGAACGTGACTAGATGGAACTCATTAGGTACGCGCGCCATTAGCGCCTTGAACAATCCTCTCGGGAGCGTCGGCAATTACCTCACCCCGTTCTATCTCTTCGCCGGTAGCGTCCACCAGAATCCATTGCATCGGACCCTCAAGCAACGCGACGTCAATCACGATGGGGATTCCCATGAGCTGATACAGAAGCGGCGCACCAAACAGAGTATCCCTGAGCTTGGTCAGCTCTTGCTCTCCGATGTCCGGCTTGTATCGCTGCATCAGCAAGGCAGACAACTCCCTTCCCATGTGCAGCCGATAGCCCGCGTAACGATTGGTAATGTAATGTTCTTTGGCTAGCTCTTCTAGGCGTTCGAAACTCATCGCGGGTTTCCTTCGTCAAAGCTGGGCACAGCACCGAATTTGTCTATCTGCTCAACCCAAATGGCCGCTGTTGCCGACAACCAAAGCAGCGCCTGCTGTAGCTTGGCAGGGTCGCGAACCAATGCAGCAGACTGGAATACCTGCCCTACCAATTCACCCAACTCCGCTAAGCGCGTGTTCTCGCTGACTTCCGGATTGAAGTGTGAACGCTTGCCCCGTTGTAGATGATGCGCGATAGACGCTGCCTTGACTGCATCTAGAGTCAAATACTCCAACGCCTGTACTGTCATTTCCCCTCCATGTAACCGTGTCCCCATGATTTACCGTATACCTTTCCACTAGCCGTAATCGGAACTCCCATGAACTCACGGCTCATCACTTTGCCGTAGCGCTCAGCGATGTGCTCAGCGTCGCGCTTGCGAGCCTGCCCAAGGATTTCGTCATGGATGAGCAGAAGCACAGTCGGCTCTAGCTCAGGGTCCGCCATGACATCAAGCAAGGCTTGCTTCATCAGGTCAGCCGCTGTTGATTGAACCTTATAGTTTACTGCGGTATAAGCTTTACTGGCGTCAACAATCAGGCGCCTGCCAAGCGGAGTTGTTACATAGCCAATCTTCCGATACAGCAAGCGCTTAAGCTCGATCTGAATTGCTGCTCTAGCTAGCTTCCCTTCCTTGGTGTCGTAACGGAATGCGTACATGCGAGAGCGCAACTCACGGTGGATTTTGTATTCCATGGGAGTGAGTGCGCTCTTGAGGATTGCTTCCGTCTCTCTGCGTTTGAACGTGACCAGCGCTGGGAATTTCTCTTGGTAGTTATTGACTAGCTCGGTTGCTTCATCGAAGGGGATGCCGTACCGGCGTGCCATGGTGCCAGCACCCCCACCGAAAGCCCAAGTGAAGTTAATGTTTTTGGTTCGCTTGTATTGGTCAGCGTTGTAGTCAGGGCCGAAAAGCTTTACCGCAGTTAACTTGTGGATGCTCTCTCCGCGCTTGGCTGCCTCAATCATCGACTGCTCACCAGCTAGCGCAGCGATCACGCGCCACTCGATCTGATCGAAGTCAGCGGAGAGAATCGATTTGCCAGGGTCGGCAATCAGGCATCGGCGGATAGCCGCACTACTGAGTAGCTTCATATGGCACCAGGCCGAAACAGAACACACGACATAGAGAAATACCTTGGCTTGTTTGCCCTCGCTGTATCGCGCGCTCAATCAATCTATGGTGTCCGTCCTCTACATACAAGTTGGTTCCCCACTCGACCACGCGAACATATGCGTCTGTCGAATATCCTTGGATACCGAACAACCCAAGTACCGTAAGCTTTTCCTGGGTTAGATAAAGCTGGTTGAATTGCACATAGACAGGCCTGATACCGAACCAATCTACGTTAGACAACAGTCCCTGATCGTAAGGACGTTCAACGATACCGGCGAATGGCAGGCTTCTAGGTGATCTCATTTATATCCTCATCGTCCCTATCCTTTGTCGGCAACTGCTGTAGTGGTGGTTTGCTGACGCTCATACGCGTTGTACGCGCACCTAGGCTATTAATGCTTGGGTGGACCCTGCCTGCCGAATCCATTTCCCTGAGCATCGCATCGGTGTAGTTCTCACGACGCTTGAGCAGTTGCTTAGCCACCAACACACAGCGGATGAATTCCTTGACGTCACCATCAGTGGTTGACTTCGCCAGTGCCCTTAGGATTCCGTCGCTGGTTTGGTACTGGCCCGTTGGCGTGCGATCCGTCAGCCGAGCGCCTAGGTCTAGCAACGTATCCGCTATCTGCCTGCCGCTATGAATGTTCCTGCATCCATACTCATTTGCCTTGTGGATGTAACGGTTAGCCTTGCGTGTGAAAGCCTCGCTGAGCACTTCTGTGTAGTTGACGTCTAGGCGGATTGCTCTGCGCTGCAAGGTATCGCAGACCATTTGAACGTTGTGATCAAACTGGTACAGCTCATGAAACTGCCGGACAGCGAACTGTTCTTTACGCCATACGTGGTAAGTCAGAATGGGGTCAGCAGCCGCATAGGCGATATACGCCGGATGCATCGGATCAATCAACCCCCAACCCTCTCCAAGCCTGGCCTTGCGGAACTTGGGTGTTCCCCTCCTAGGGCCTGATTTGTAGACCTGACCAGGCATCGGAACCATGATAGTTTTGAATACCCGCTTCAGCTCTACCTCCCACTTACCGGCCGATCGGTCAACAGAATGGATAGCCAATTCCTTTAGCCCGTGGCCTGTTCCTCCTTCCTTCTGATTGCGACTGTCGATGTGATGGGATGGAATGTAAGTCTCACCAGCGCAGACAACATGAGTCCGGTAACCCAAGTGCTTGTCAATGCAGCGAATATCGTGCGGACCGTTGTGGCCTAGCCAGTTTATGCGCTGGCACATTGACCACGCGATGAATTTACGGAACCGTTCCGGCACAACGTAACTGTCTGTGTGATCTCCATATTGGACAGTGCGCAACAGCCAGCCAGGCTGATAGCAGTTGATGCCCGTTGACTCTGTGTCGATAGCGAGAACGCGAGAGGCACGGATGAACTCCGCAACCTCCCGCAAGTCTCGTTTTGTTTCGACGCAATGGAATCTGATTGGCTGACCGGCTAGGCGATCACGTAACCGGATCATGTAGTTTTCTGATCTCTACCCGGACATCACGAATCGCGGGGGCTTCCTGAGGAGTAACGACTATGGCTAAACCACAAGCCATGTTTGCGTCGTCCACTGTCTGTTGCGATGTCCGAAGCACCTCTAGATTCTTGCCATACAAGGTGAGTAGCACAGAATATTTCACTGCCTGTTTCTCCATTCCGCTAAGCTCTCCCAATCCTTTTCAAGCATCTCTTGCACTTGCGGACCACCACGAAGACCGTAGGAAGGGTGAACCATCGGCCAGATAAAAAGCTCTCTGCCTTCCTTACTCCGGTAGTTGTGGCACTTGCCAGCGGCAATTAGAATCGATTGCTGCCGACCGGTTATTGCCTCAAGTGCTACTCCGCCAACGGGAATGATGAGCCGTGGTTTTCCGACAGCTTTCCATTCCGCGCTTAACCAGGGTCTTGCTGCCTTGATCTCCAAGGGGGTTGGCCTACGGTTACGGGGTGGCCGGAACTTGACCGTATTGGTTAGCCAGCAATTCGGCCCGCCTTCCAGCCCCTCTAGGCGCTTATCATCGGCTGTGGCATACAGGCCAGCAATCGCCATCAGGTCACGCATAACAGCGCCAGAGGGACCAACAAAGGGTCTGCGCCTTGCCTCTTCCTGAGCGCCTGGTGCCTCCCCGAATATGAATGCCTCAGGGTTGTCACCCTCGCCCAAAACCGTGATGTCGCTGAGATCCTCAAATCGCGGGTCACCACAATAGGTAACCTCAGCGTCCGTCAGTGCATCCCAATCAATTGCTGCCACGGGTAAACACCCATTCAAAAAAGTAGATCAGGAAGCCCTCTTTGGTATGCACAGGGCAATCGTCGGCTTGCTCTCCCCTTCGCTTACGGCGCTTGCCCTTCGGCAAGTCGACATCATCGGGATGGATGATCCATTCACAGCGGCACCAATCATCGGTTCGCTGAACCTCCATGGCTGCAATGTATTCCTCAGCGAGCTTGGGAATGTCTAGCGCTGGAAGCGAGATGTACGCGCACGGCAGAGCTGTAGCTAGCTTAGGTTCAAGCACGCGACCTTTTTTGGCCATCTCTCGTAACGTGTTCTGCGCTCTCTCCGTGGCGCGTCGTTTGCGGAATAGGTACACCGTTTCTCTCCTCTAATTGTTAAGACTCTTAACAGCCGATGCTAATTCCCCGTGCCCGCATGAATGGCGCAGGGTTTACACGATGGCTCAGTGAGCCGGTACGAATCTCGAAATGAAGATGGTTGCCTGTTGCATTTCCTGTCCGGCCAACGTATCCAATCACCTGCCCTACCTGAACGGGTGTGCCGACGCTCAGGGGAGAGCTGGCTTTCAAGTGGTGATACTGGCTGAACACGTTCCCCGCGTGGCGAACGGTCACGTAATAACCAGCTCCACCGCGCTCATAAGCTTTGCGGTAGATAGTGCCTGCCGCTACAGAACGAATAGGGGTGCCCGATGGTTGTGCCAGGTCTACCCCGCCATGGCTAGGACGCTTACTAGTGCGGTAGCAGGAATTCCCTCCTCTGCCACTAGCCAACGGGTGAACCCAAGTCGGCTTGATTACTTGCACGATGACAGGCGCGACAGTGGCCATTTGCCTAGAGCGCGCTATCTGCTCTTTCATGCGGTCTATTTCGTAGGCGGTAGTCAGCTCAGGGGTAGACACTTCTAGCTCCTCAGCGTCGACTACAGGGGCGGCAACGGCCACCTTGAGAACGGGTGTGCCAGCAACGGGAGCGAGTATCAGAGCTAGTGCCGCAATCAGCATCGATGCAGCGGCAGCCTTGCGAAAGTTCCCCGTTGGTGGCCTTCTATGACTCCGAATCACCCGAGCGCCGTACTGTTCGCTCTCGGCTATGTCTTCCTTCATACGCTTGAGACTGTTCACTGTCTTACCTTTCTGGTGAGGGTGGGGGTACAGCCGTAGCCATACCCCCCGAATCGATTACGTGTTCCGTATTGCGTCGCGTACCGCCTCGAACGTGTGAAGCTCACAACCGTCTTCGTTAGGCAGGTGAACCTCTGCCATCTCGACTAGCCACGCGCTGAATCGGTAAGCCTCTTGCCTGGTTCGGAACGTTGGCACGTTTGGGAGAACCTGCCGGACGAACTTCGCACGGCCACGCATAGCCGTTGAGTGGTTGGGAAGGTTCTCTCCCGCACTCAGCCCATACTCATTTGCTGTGTCTATCTCAGGAGGGTTGGCAATTCCAGGGATATCGGTTGCCATTAGAAACCGTCTTCCTCTTCGTCGTATGTCTCCTCTTCGTCGTAATCCTCTTCGTCGATTTCTTCCCCTCCATCGTCGTCTTCCTCGGGTACGTAGCCCATCCAACCGATTTCTTTCCTTGCATTGTTGTTCTGGTCAACGCCATCCTTGATTTCAGCAAGGATGATTTCCTGACCATCGTTGCGCCACTTGCCAATCTTCGTGATGTTGCCCTCGTGATCCGTGATAGTCCGGTTCTCGAAGTCCTCACCAGACACGCCTAGAGCGTCCAGGAAGGGCACGTAGCGGAACTGAGTACGCTTCGAAACAGGCGGAAATCCCATGATGAAGTAACCATCGTATTTGCGCTCTTCCTTGCGTCCAGAGCGCGGAACCAATGCCAGTCCGATACGCAGTTGCGGAAGCTTGTCGCCGGTTGCCGCTGCATACTTCAAGACCTTGAGCTGAAACTGATAGACCCCGTTCGGCGGTTGTGGTCCGTCGTAAGGCTTGTATTGGGAATCCCTATCCCAATCATTGACATCACTCGCTGAAATTCCCCAACGTACTCTTGGCATTTCCTCTCCCTGTTCTATTGTTTGGCTGTGGCGCTTGGCGTTGGCTGCCATCCGGGTACTGGCTTAGTGGCTTCTCTAACCGCGCTGGCCACTATCACCACGATCATGCCAGCAAGGAACGTAACGATTCCAGCCGTAGCGGCTAATCCTAGTTTGCGTTTCACTCAGTCTCCTCTTCGTTTATCTTGCTCATAATCCTTGGTATCGTTGGGAAGTCCATGTAGGCACCTAGCGCACCATCGAACTTCTCACCAACGATGTACCGCACTCCGTCACCTCCCCATTTCTCGTCGGGCTGTTCGAACCACAGTCGCCGGATGATTTTCGAATCACCGCTCTTTGTTTTCATCCGGCGCGCTGCGTAGTAGGCCGTAAAATCCATTAGGCCTGAGATGGCGTTAGCCGTCTCGGTTACCTTGCCTTGGATGCCAGGGAAGACAAGTAGATCTCCATCCTCAACCTTGTCTGTGCGATAGGCGTGCGCGGTAATGAGCAGGTTTACCGGCATGTCAACCAATCGCGGAATCCATGACTTCAGGAAGTTCTGCGTATTGAAGTAATCCGGCCTGTCTGGCAGGTTCCGATGCTGGCGCTTGGATGGGTTGATGTCAAACGCTTCAGCCGCGTAGGCCAGGCGGAAACGGTCTTGCATCGTTGACATGCCGTCAAGAACAATCCAATCGAGCTGACGATAACGCTCGCGATGTTCTAGGAATTCGACAGCAGCCCAAGCGGTAGCGGAATCAGATATCCGCCTAGCCCCCTTGTGCGGGGGCAACCCCTTCTTTAGCCGTGAGCGTACGGCAGTCTTGAAGCCAGGCTCGCACACCAACCAGAATGTTTTCTCTGGACAGGTGCCCGCAACAATCGTCTTACCGGCATTGGAGTCGCCGTAGATGATGCCGTTAACCGATTCGGATTGCCCTTGGTCGAGCCGGATTATCTCAGCCGCGAAGTCAGACATGCTGACGACAGAGCGCTCTGTCTTGGCGTAGCGCGATGTCTTGCCCGCTGTGCTATCGGTCATTTGGTCCGCCGATGCTGGCAATCGCACCAGGTTCCGCCGATGCAATCGCCATGCCGTTTGTCACGACAACCTTCACAGATGAAACGAAGTAACTTAGCGAGTCCCATAATGGTTCCGGCTCTTCTCTTTTTGATGCGTTGGAAACCTTTCATAGCTCATCCCAACTCAAACCCAACGGGAATGTCTGTCGTATCGTCGTAATCGTATGGGTCACGGCGATCGAACATGCTTCTTTCCATGTCGCGTATATCGGTGCCTTGCTCATCCGCCACGCACATTGTGAAGAATTGGCATGTCTTGGCGCACGAGCTGTGTGGAGTCTTGCCTAGGCGGTGGAAGTCAAACACCTTGCGCTCACTGCGATCACGAATGATTTTGGTAAGCGTGGTTATCTCGATTACTTCATCCTGGATACGCTCTAGAGCACGTACCTTGGCAGGCCTGGTCAGCTTCACAGGATGGCGCAAGAACAGAGGAGTTGGTTGCCGCTTGCTCACTGTCCCGTTCTTGTTGAGGTACAACCCTTTTTCGTTCATCTCGCGCTCATCGGGCAGCGCCTTCCGAATGAAGTTGTACATGATTCCCTTGAACTCTGCCTTAGCGCCGAAGTAGCCGAGCTTGCGCAATGCGCTCTCTGCCATTACTCCGTAAGGCCTGGCTTGGTCGTCAATCACCAAGTGCTCAGTACGAATCTGAGCGGCAGTCTTGTTTTCCAGCAGCCAAACATCGCGGTTCCGATCTCGGTAAACCAGATCAGGCTTGAGCCGATGAACAGCAATCACATTCCCTGAACGATCGGAGATTGTGAACTCAAGGGGGATCTCTACGGCCAACACGTAAATGTCTTTGTCGGCACCGTAAAACCGTTGGTAGGCAATCATCATCGCCTCACCTAGGGCAGCAAGTTCCTCTGCCTTGTCAAGCACGTACTCAGGGGCGCCTGACTCAACCGCCTGTTGTATTGCCATTTCTGCGGCTAGGCGGAAATGCTCTACTAGATTACCGTTGCGGTTATACCCAAGCGCGTACCAGTGCTCAAATGCGTAGTGCGCCCACGTTCCTAGCTCAAGTGGGCCGAAGTTCTTTGCCTTGGGCACCAAGCCTTTACGCCATTTCCAATACCACTTAGTAGGGCAGCGCTTAATATCCATTCGCTCATGCGAGCGAACTAGTTCTAGCTCACTCATTCCGGCTCCAACCCTAGATAGCCCAAAGGGCAGATACCCCGGGGAGGTGGGGTATCTGCCCAATGGGAGCATGGATTTAGTTAGAACAGGAATTCGTCGTCATCCGCCTTGGCACGGCGACCCTTGGCAGGCGTGGCCTTGGCAGGGGCTGCTTTCCTTGCAGGCGTTGCCTTCCGTGCCGGAGTACGGGGGGCAGCAGCTACCGGCCTACGACGTCGCGCCGGAGTCGGCTCAGGCTCTTCCTCCTCGAAGTCCTCAGCGTCGTCTTCAGCGTCGTCTTCAGCGTCGTCTTCATCGTCGCTGTCTTCGAAGTCCTCATCGTCGTCAACGTCTTCGTCATCCTCGAAGTCTTCGCTGTCTTCGTCATCCTCGAATTCATCAGCGTCGTCTTCGAAGTCCTCATCGTCGTCAACCGGCTCAGGGGCAGGCTTCCGGCGAGTCTTGGCAGCAGACGCAGCCTCTTCCTGAGGCTTGGGACCACGCTTGGCGGTACCGGTACGATCGCGCCACTCCTCAAGGAATTCACTTTCCATGAACGCGGGCCGCGCAGCAGTGGCGATCGAAACACCCTTGAGGAACGCCATACGCTTCGATGATGCGCTCTCCGGATCGTAGCCAACCTCTGTGACAATCCACTTGGCAAATGCCTTGTGGTAATCGGTCACGTCCTTTGTGGCGTACGAAGTGACATCGGCGCGCTGAGGCTTGGGTGCAGCCTTAGGCGTTGCCTTACGGGCGGGGGCAGTGCGCTTCGCAGCAGGCACAGCAGCCTTGCGGGTGTTTGCAGCTGGCTTCCGGCGCTGAGCTGGTCTTGCAACCATTGTCATTCTCCTCTGTGTGAACCCATTTTTGGGCCGAAGTGGTCAACGTACATCTGTGGTGAATTGCTGTCAACTACTGGTTTTCCCCTTAGCTAAAGGGGTTGTGGCTCAGGTCAAGTACTTGACGCATATACTCAACCCCCCGACGTTCATCTAGTAATCGGTGCGTTTCTCGGGTGGCTTCCTGGTTCACGATAGCGGTACCAACGTCCACCGTGCCAAGGGATCTAAGATAGTAATACATGCACTGCCTAGGGTTGCTCACCCTGTGAATACGATCTTCCGCTTGCTTCTGCTGGTCTGGAATCCTTGTTTCGCTGATGAATATCATTCGATCGGCGCTATCAAGCGTGATCGCGGTACCGCCTGCCTTGATGTTCAACAGCATCACATGCTCATTCCCTGAGCTGTTGAATCGGTCAATAATATTCCGCCTATCCTTCATTGGGGTTCGGCCGGTAATGGCCGTGCACAATGGATTCTTGGGCTTGGTCTTGAAGTGGCTCTCTAGCCCCTGCCGGAACAGCTCAAGAATTCCAGTGTAGAAACTCACAATGACCACCTTGGTTATTGGGTTACGTGGGTAACCCCACTCCTCAAGACTCTCAACAGTCCATGTGAATTTGTTGGATGGGAACGCAGGAACGTACTTGAACACAGTCTCTACGTGCCAACCTTGGCGCTTGCAGTCAAAGCACCAGTACTTAGGCCTAGCGATCTCATTTTGTTTCTGGCAGGCACTGCGCACCTGATGCTGTTCAATGTCCCCGTAGGCGCACGCAAGTTGTTTCAGGCGAGTCAATTCCGCCAGTGCTGAGGTAGCTTCCAACCGCCCTGAGTCAAGCTCAGTGATGCTGATCTTTTCCATTTCCTCATATGCACGAGCTTGTTTCCCGTCCATCTCGATCCAGACACCAACCGGGCTATCCGGTTCGGCAGGCTTGAGCGGCGTACCAATCTCCATCTTAGGAGGGAGATCAGGCGCAACCTCTGCCTTAGTCCGGCGCAGCGCGATAGCGGCCAAGGAATCCCAAAGCATCGGCTCACGATCCTTGCGGAACTCCCCGATTTGATAGCCGGTATAGCCTCCCTTCTGCCAATACAATTCCGCCCACCTGGTAAAGGCTCCATACTGACCGGGGTCTAACCAGTTGAGCGTTCCCCAAAGCTGGTGAGGCTTGCTCTCAAAGGGGGTACCGCTCAGGGCTAGCTTCAGCCCATCCGGCCGGACTCGAAGTAAATCCATTCCTCTGCGCCGTTGAGTGGGAGTGCCTGAGCGACGGATAAGGCTTTCATGACATTCATCATTGACGATCGCACCCCACTCCCGTTCGAACAGCGCCGGATAGGCATGCTGTAAAACCTTTTTGGTCTTACTGCTTTTCACATGACCGCACTTGAGTACGCGTTGATTCCTTCCTTTTTCCGCTGTGCGTACGCCGCATGGCTCAGTGATTTCCAGGATGCGCCGCTCTCTGGTGCGTTTGTGTATTTGGCGCTTCCGCTTGGTAACTACTTCCTGGCATATCCACCAAGCTTGAACCATGACCATTTCCGGATGGATGACAAGCCACGTGTTCGGCCCATACCGGGCTAGACGTAGCTTGCGCTCCCTCTGATAGCGCATCTCAGGCACTGTCACAGCCCGATGGTCCTCCGGTAGCCAGCGCGCTATTTCGCGCTTCCACACGGTATCTGAGGCTGTCTTAGGGGCAATGATTAGATACGGCCCTGGAATACCCGCTTCAAGGATTCCGCCCAAGGCAATCAAGGTCTTGCCCAAGCCAGGATCATCGAATACCCCCGTTGCGCTTCCATTGTCGGCAATGAAGCGAACGCCTACCCGTTGATACTTCCTCTTGCGCATTGCCCTAGCGAGCTTGGGAGCGCGCTCACGCAGATGTTCTAGCCTGGCATCGGCGGATGATGCGAGATTGGACATGTACCGGCGAGAGTCGACAACGGCCCTAGCCCAACGCTTCAATTCATTTCCGACAACCAACCGGCCACCGAATTTAAGCCGGAGTAGCTTGCACGATTCCAAGGACAGCGGAACAGTCCAATAGCCGGACACCGTTTGATATGCCCCTGGAATCGTGGTCTTCATGCCAGGAAGAGGCTCGCCTGAGCGAACCTCTATGCGCTTCCCCTTCTTTTCGATGTTGATACTCATAGACCCTTGCAATCTCCGGTTGGCTCGTTCCGGCTAGGCCACCATTTCACGAAACACATTCGGCGCGTGCAGGCCTGTACCTGAGTTGGCACGTTGTGCACGCGGAGTGTCACAGAAGCCCAGAGATGCACTCGGTTGTTTTGAACGTGCTCACTCTTGGGCTTACCGCATGGGGTCAGATGATGTTTGTACGTACAGAAATCATCATTACCCCGGAATTCGTGCTCTAGGATCATGACAGGCACACTCGGTAGTTAGTAGGCCACGGGTCGGTAATCCACGCACCAGATAGCCCGCACATCTCATACGTTCCCATCTGTGCCAGTGTTTTCCAGCCGCGTACGGGTACCGCAGCCTGATAGAAAATCTGACCTACCGCAGCCCTTGCACGCGACGTCCAATGTATTCCATCGGCCTGTAACCATTCCGGGTTAGCTGGTACCCGCTGTATGTCTGCTACCCCTACTTGCGGGTATGACACCAGAGCACGCTTGATAGCTAGATTGGTGTTGTGCATCCAATCCAGAATGTACGGCCTGACTGTGTTGGTTGGCGATCGCATGTCGGGTATGCCAATCAGCGACGCGATCACCTGTACCCCCCGTGCTGTACCCGTCGCAAGTATCGCGCGGTAATCAGCTTCCGTATTGTCAGAAGGGGTGTCATTGGTACCGCAGTTGAGAAAGAGCATGTGCGGTTGGTATTGGGTAATTAGATCGTTGATCCGTGTAACCCACCACGAGCATTTAGACCCTGGCGCTGCCACTACATGACGTGTGTGAGGTTGCCCAGTACGGTTCATCAGCCGTGACAGTTCCTCGCCGTATGACGGTTCTACGGTCAGAGAATCACCTAACAACAAGATGGTTACGGGAGGCAGGGTGGGTACAGGCTGCGGTGATCGAGTTACTTGGTTATTGGGTGACGGTAACGGAATCAGTAACGACATTGGTGCGATCGATGGGGCATCCTGCCAGCCTGACTGAACTGGGCAGTCAACCGGCGCGGTAGCGCATACCCACTTGTTGTTAGGTTGCGGACTTGGGTTGCGGGGGTTGGGCTTGCTGCCTTGGCAGTCAGCGCCAGTTAGCAACAGCAGCGCCGAGAGCAGTACCCCGATTACAGATTTACGCATGTCATCTTGCCCCTATCCACTGTCCGGCGACTATCCAGTAACCCATTGACAATAAGTAAATGTGGAGTATCTGAATTAGCAAACGCTCGGTAACGCTTCGGTTTCTCATCGTCGTCTACTCCCTATCAAAGCTAGAACGGCGCCAAATACAGCCCCTAATGCCGCTACTGCGACTAGTTCCCACATAGCTAACCCACCTTGATAAGTGCCTCAGCGTGGAAGTGCCGGTAGCCGTTCCCGTTCTGGTCAAGGAACTTGACGATCCTTCGGCCGGTATCTTCCTCACCGTTGCTGGTATAGAAGTGCTCGATTGACAGCTTGTCGCCGGACACTACGTAGGTTTCCTCTGTCTTCCCGAGCGTATTCCACCAAGTGACTTTCATACCGGATATCTGCCTAACCAATTCGCGATCAGTCATCTCATCCGGATTGAATTTCAACTTGCTTGGTGGCATGCCGTTTAGGCTGCGCCGGTTGTGCCAGAGGTTGTAATCCTGACGCGATACCTTCCCGTCATTCCACGTGATGACAAGGCTCTCTGAGCCGCGAACAGCGGTAACTTCCGCCATCATGGCACCAGGGAATTCCCCTCCATCCGGCTCTTCGAACCATCCTCTACCCTTGGCGGCCCATCCGAGCGCTTCTAGTTCCGCCTTGGCCGCTTGGGCTTGGGCAACGCTCTTGTTGGTTGGTGGTTTTACTGGGCTGGTAATCACGCTGGCGCGCTTCTCAGCCGCTGACGCTGTGTTCTCCCGTGTGACAACGTGTCGCTTGGCAGGTGTAAAGGCATCACACCGATTGTCTTCTAGGCATTTGACCGGGGGTCGGCCTGCCTTGACGACGATTGTGAACCAACCATCATGCTCGCGACACTTGACGCGCTTGACTGTCATTCTCTCTCCTCTGTTGTCTCTCGTGCGTGCCCTCACTAGGAATCGAACCTAGGCCATACCTAGCCTGAAGACTAAGTGCTCTAACCACTAAGCTATGAGGACCAAAGGAAGCGCGCCCTTACGGCAGCGCTCCCCTCTCTTTACCTTTCCTTACTGCCCTAGCGTGTACTAGGGAAACCTATTTCTCTTGCCATATCCAATCTTTCCAGTGGCGATTCACTTTTTCATCACCAGCCCAATGATTACCCCGATGAGTATCAGAGCAACCCATGGGTTACTGGTTAGGAAATTGATAATCGCGCCCATTTACCTTCTCCTCAGTTGGTTTTCGGACGGTTGAGGTAGCAGCGAACTGATCCGGCAGTGTTTCGATGGGTGTGATCCATCGTCACACCTTGCCGTGAAATAAGGCAATCCAAATCGCCGGAACCGATTTGCAAGGCGTACAGCGTCACTGCTGCCCCCTTGGGAATCCCGATTATCATATTCCACGGCGAGTGACTGACGAACAGACCAGGCGGGGTGACTCGCACGTTCTCCACATGCGCCTGAATCTCAATACCTTGTCCGCTACGCGTGGAAGGGTTGAACGTGACTGAAAGCGTTATGTTCTCCCTCAGGTCACTGTCCGGCGGAAGCTCTACCTTGTGCGGCGTGCCCTTTACGCTGACGATCAGGGCAGCGATACCCAGCAGGCCGATTAGGAACAGCGAGGCACGCACGCTCAGCCCTCTAGAGGTTTTAGTCGTCATTGACTCACCTCCCCTTGATCTCGGCGTAAGCGCGCAGCAGGTTCCCAATGGAATCGTCACTGAGCATGTCGCCAAACCCCCATGTGCCATGTAGCTCAACGCGGGGGACGGTAATGTAATCGTGCATCGTCCATGAGCGCTGGTTCTGCGTTTTGATTTCAGGACGCATCACGGTGACCCTCGTGCATCGGGCACGAGAACCATTCAGGAACGCCTGACCGTTGCGAACCCTGCCACGCCTGCTAGCCGGATGCCGACGCGAGGGCCGACGATTCCGAACCTCTGAGGGGGTCGGAATTCCTTCGAGCAGCGTGAAATCGCTGTCTTGCATATTCATTTCCTCTCTCCTGGACGTACAACAAAGGGAACGGACGCTAGGCCAGATAGGCAATGACCGCAGCAGCGGCTAACGTCCGTCCCCCAAATTGAATATCCAAAAGGGTATTTTCCTTCAAAGGAAATATGCTCATGTCACTATGTAGTTCTCAAGGCACCAGTGCGAACGATGGGCGATTCACCGGGCGGATTAGGCCTGTACCTCGTTGCCGTTCTGATCTGGTGCCAGCCTAGTGCTACGAACTAATTTCCTCTATGTGAGCTATGTCACACCCTCCCACCAGGCATTTTGCCCGTTCGGAGCATCTCA